TCGATTGTCGGGTGTGGAAGCAGTCCCACCTCGTGTACTTTTTCGTCGAACATTTCCTCGTACTTTATGCGCGCCTCGTCCTCGTACTTATTTCCCCATTCCGTTGCCGCGTTGCCCGTGAAAGTCCCTTCTCCGCACTTCACCGTTATGAGCTTCTCTGGCGACTCGTATGGGTTGACTCCTATGGCACTCGCCACCGCGCTCGCAGTGAGGCGATCCTTCCGTAGTTTATACCACCCATCAGTCCTCTGTGCAGGACTTCCCTCATCCAGTTTCAGAATCTTTACAACCTGCGGATGCATCATTAGTTTTCCTAGGTTTCAAAGTTTTAAGTGCAAAAAATGCAGCCTTTTGTTCGGCTTCCTTTTTCGTCGTTGCGACTCCAAAGCCATGCCTTTCACCATCAACGAAAACCAATACTCTAAATCGACTGCCATCGCTCGCATCTACGACATATTCGGGCAATTCCTTTTTCTTTGCCTGGCAGAATCGCATAAGAATATCTTTGTAGTTATCGTCTTTCCGCAGCACACTATCCAAGTCAACTATGTTTTTATCGTTAAATATTCTCAAAATGAACTGTTTCGCGTGAACCATTCCCAGATCGAGGTATATGGCACCTATGAGCGACTCGAATGCATCTTCCAGAATTTTGGGATTCTTATTCCAGTTATTTCGCATTCCCTTGTCATCCATCACAATCCATTTGTAAAGTTGCAGTTTGTCTGCAATGTCGCTTAGCGTTTTACCCCTCACGAGTTTCGTTCGCGCGCGGGTCAAGAATCCCTCTTGATTCTTTTCAAAACGGTCGAACAGAAAACGCGTGATGACGAAACCCAGGACGGAATCGCCCATAAACTCAAGCGTTTCGTTCGAACTATCAAAATTATATTGTTTCAAGGCACTCTTGTGGGTGAAAGCACGTCGATATATGTTTACATCGCGTATCTTGGTGCCCACAAGAGTGTCCAGTTCTTGTTGGTTAATGATATTCATATATTATATAGTACTGCTTATTTTTTTAACCCACCCTACTTCGAAGCAACTGGCTTGCGAACCTTCGTTGGCTTCTTCACGACCGTCGGCTTCTTCGCAATCTTCTTGGGCGCAACGGGCTTAGGCGTCTCGGGCTCGGGCTCTGGGGTGGAAGTGGGCGGGGCAGGCACCTCTGGCTCTGGCACGAGTTCCTCGCTCGGCTTGGTCTCCTTCACGTAGTGGGGACTGAGGTACGTCTGGATGTTCTGGTACGTCAGTACAACGTCGTCCGGAACCTTTAGCAGAGCCTGGAGGGCAGCATCATTCTTAACGAGAATCACCTTCCCGTTCTCGGGATCCTTCAGCCCCTTGTCGCGGATGTACTTCGTCACCAACTTCGTAATGTTTGAACGCGAGTGCTCACAGCCGTGCTCGAAACCGAGAAAGTCCGCGAGTTCGTTCCCGATCTTGTAGGGGCGATTGAGGGCGTTGTTCTTCGAGCGCTCTGCCGCCTTAATACCCTCTGGGTCATCCAGCTTCTGGATGATGCGACGGATGTTCTTCATGATGAGCTTCAGTTCCTTCGTATGGGCAACCAGCGTCTCATTCTGTAGCATAAGAATGTCACTAATACCGTCAAGAGTAGCCATTTCTATTATGAAATAGTCCTATGTCTTTAAGTATTTTATGTAGAGATATAGTAATGGACACCAATTCCTATACCGAAAAAGTGTTGGGTGATTTCGTCGCGAAATATGTTTGTCAGAGCGATAAGTTACTCAAGAAATATTTATGGGAGGGAGACGTGAAAAATTTCAGAAAAAGACTTTCTAAATTCAAAGACGCAGACGAAAACATCAAGAAGGTGGTTCTCACCACGATGGTGAACGAGCTCGAAACGGAAATTTTGAGAAACTTCACGAATGTCATAAAAGACACCAGGAAGTACGGGTTCCTCATTCTCTCGGGCGGCGCAGCAATCAACAAATACGTTCCATTTGACAAGATGGGAATGGTAAATGACATAGATTTTAAGTTCGTGCCCGTGTTCAAGGGGGTGGGACCAAGTAACCCTAAGTATTTCGGTTATACCCAAATGGCGAAAATCCTTTTGTGGAACGAGATGGGGAGGATGGTTAGGAAAATGTCATCAAAAAAATACATTTCGACGAAAATTTTAAAAATTGTCGACAAAATTCGCGAAACGAATGTCGGTAAGTGTTTGGGTATAAATATTGTCGAATCGAAGCCTTTGTTCAAGAGAAGATACGGGTACATTCGCAAGTTGAAGCAGGGCAACTCCAGTGAAGTCATTCCCGGTGACGTTTTACAGGACGTGGAGTTACTGGCAATTGACCTTTCGGGCATGAGTGTGTTTTTGCCTTCCGTGAATGCGGTGAGAAACGTAAACTTGGGCGGTCTCGTTGACGTTGCGATTCTCAGAATGGGGGAATTGGGTGCGAAGGTGATTAAGAATACGACCCAGGGTTACAAAACGTTCCCTAACATACTGGTGGCTGGAAAGAAATTCATAATTAACGACATTTATCTTTTGAGAAAATTCAAACTTCGTCCCGAAAAAATGGAGAAGGACAGGCAGCGTTTGGTTAAGTTTGCGCAGCACACGGGTGATAGTAGGATCAAGAATACCGATTCGAACACTTCTATATACAAGAGGGCAAGAAAGCAGATGTGGGATTATGACAGGAAGTTAATACAGAAAAACAAGGTCACAAACAAAAACATCAATATGATATCCGACATAAACGTTACGAAGTATTCCAAATACACGACCCCCCTCACGTCTTCCAAAATCCAGAAGGTGACGAATCCGATCGCAAACACGTCTGCACCGTTCCGTTTTGACGTTAACAAGCAGAAGTGGGTGGAGAACAGGTCGAATTTACACATTCGAGCGTTGAGTGCGAAAAACATCAACAAACCCACTCTTCGTGGATATAACCCCAAGCGAAACAAGTGGATACCAAAGAAAATACTCAAATCTGCCTTTGAAATACCATTTGTACCAAAGGTTAAAGACAAAACTAAATAAGATGGTATATACCCATGGACGCTGTATTCGGTGCCCCAGAGAACAATGAAGGTGAGGTTCACGTTTCGGTTCGTAATGGAAACGGTCGTCCCATGTTCAAGCAGTTGAATGGAGTCGTGATTCAAGAGGTGACCGATGACGCTATTTCTTTCAAGCTACAGCAGGAGATGAACTGCTACGATGATGACATCGTGGCGGCTGCTAACGTGAACTCGGAGGCGTGGTTTGGTCGCAAGGTTCAAGAGAAGACCCTGGAGAAGGCTTACACCTCATCGGTGGAGGAGGATGTTCTCACTACCACCATCATGAAGGATAAGCTTAGGATTTACGATACGGAGAAGAACATCGTTGATGTAGATTCTCTCACAGAGGGAACTATTTGTAACGTGGTGGTTGAGTTGAACAGGATTTGGTTTGTCAAGCGCAACTTCGGACCCGAGTGGTTCACTGTTCAAGTCAAGGTTGTAAAACCTCCGGAGACTGACCCATACGATGGATACCTTTTCCAGGACGAATAAAAAAAATTGTAAGTTTAATATAAATGGCTAAGAACACCGGAAGAAATCTCATTTTATTTGCCGTGGCTGCGATTGTCCTTCTGATTTTCCTTAACTGCGTCGACCTCAAGAAAATATCGATGTACTCGCCCGCCCCGGTGACCAAGGAGGCGGTGGTGGTGGAGGTGGAGGGTGATGACGAGGGCGAGCTCGCCTCGGTGGAGGCTCCCCAGCAGAGCCCCGACGTTTGTGCCCTTAAGAACGGTGGCACCGGGCTGGCTTCGGCGCTCCTGCCCAAGGAGACGGCGACACAGGAGGACTTTGGCGAGTTTTCGCCCGACGAGATCCTGCAGGGTCAGAACTTCCTCGACCCCCGCGACCAGATCGGCTTCCCCGAGACCGCCGGAGGAGCGCTCCGCAACGCCAACCAGCAGATTCGCTCGGAGCCTCCCAACCCCCGCGATGCCGTGACCATCTTTAACACTTCGACCATCGCACCAGACCAGATGAGACCTCCTTTCGAGATCGGTTCGGGTCTGGCTTAAAGATTTAACGAATAATACTATTAATAATGACAGACGAACGTTCCGAACCCCATATCTCAGATGAGTATCGCTCTTCGATGAAGGAGTGGGTGGATATTAAAAACGTCATAAAGTCAGCTACTGCAGACCTCAAGAAGCTTCGAGACAGGGAAAAGAACCTGAATACGTTTCTTAAGGGATACATGAAGGCAAATAAGATAGACACCTGTAATCTTAGGAAGGGAAAGGTGAAGTGCTCTACGAAGCAGTCGAGGGGTGCCGTCACCAAGAAGACAATTCACGAGGGATTGTTCGAGTTCTTCGATGGCGATGAGGAACGAACGAAAGCCGCAATTGAGTGCATTGAGCGCAAGAGAGCGGTGAAGGAAACGACTTCCCTCAGGCTAACTGGGTTAAAGGTACCAGCCGATGAGTCTTCAGAAAGCACACCCGCAAGCCCCTAAAACCAAAATGGTAAACGAATATGTGAAGGACGATATCCGCGATGGATCGTCATTTGTTAATCATGATTTTGATTCTGATGAAGAATATCATGATGAACCAATGAGTTTTCTCGAGTGGGAAAACTATTATGCAGATGACATACACAATATGTGGTGGGAACTCAAGAGCTACCTTGACAGGACAGGCGCATCACTGTATATGCTACAGGGTAGGGACTACATGAGTTTCGCAGAATATTGCTGGAATAATTCATCTGGATATAGGTATAGACCGGCAGTAGGTCACTAAATTATATATGCATAATATTAAATATGATCGACATCACCGCCCCCAAAGTTCTCGCGCCCGCCGCTCTGTTCGCCGCTTTAAGCCCGGGACTGCTTCTCCAGCTGCCAGACACCTTCGCTCTGAGCACCCTCAAGACGTCGCGTTCCTCCGTGCTCTTCCACGCTCTTGTGTTCCTGATAGTGTACAGCGTGGTGGCAAAGCTCTTTGGTCTTGTCCTCACAAAGACCGATCTTGCGGTTACAACTTTACTATTCGTTCTTCTCAGTCCAGGGTTACTGCTGACTCTTCCGCCTTCATCGAACGGAGTGTTCATGTCGGGTCAGACCAGCGTGTCGGCAATTCTCGCTCATACCTTGGTGTATGCGATAGCGTTCGCTACGCTGAGAAAGACTTTCCCTCACTACTACTAGGCGAGAGCATGAAGATAAAATATCTGGCTCTGGGACCAGCCGCAATGGGGTACTTTGCACTGCTGGGGAAAATGCATCAACTAAAAGAATCAAAAGAACTAGAAAATCTATCCGAAATATCCGGAGCTTCGGCAGGAGCAATATTAGCACTGCTATACTCTATTTTTGACGGAGACACCAAAGAACTACTCGATTTCTCGATGGATCAAGAAATTTCGTCAAAAACAAAGCTTAATATACAAACTCTCTTTAATAACTTCGGACTTATAGATACAACCGAAATCAAAGACGTTATTAAAGAAACCATAAAACAGAAAATCGACCTAGAAAACCCAACATTCGCAGAATTCGATGCAAAGGTAAATATAAAAATACACATATCGGCTTATTGTCTAGAAAACAGCGAAACGCAATATTTCTCTTCCGATGCCACGCCGGAAATAAGAGTAGTGGATGCAATCATGGCATCCATAGCAGTGCCGTTTCTCTTTTCTGCTGCGAAAATAAAGGACAAACTCTACGTTGATGGAGGACTGTGTGAAAGCGCACCCATGGCACCCTTCCTATCGAAAAGAGGAGAAGAAGTCCAAGCCATCACAATTATGTCCAGAAGAGAAATGAATGAAATAAATGATATAAAATCATTTACCCAAAAGATAGTTAACTCAATCCTAAAAAACAGAATAAAATATGAAAACATAAAAACTTCGAAAATTGACCTCAGGAATTATGATATCTTTGATTTCAAAGCGAAAGACACGGATAGATTAGAAATGTTTGTAAAAGGCTTCCTTACAATATAAATTATTCTGTATGTATAGTAAGATGGCCACTGCGCTCAGAAGGAGAATCTCCAAGCAGGTGGGAGTGCCGATGTTCTACCTCCAATCGAGGAGCGTAGCGCAACTCGAAAAACTCTATACCAGGTGCTCGAAGGGCATATTGCCCATGCCACCGATGAGACCCTATAAAAATTACCTCATACCCGATTCGCCGTTAAGTGCGAATACTTACTACAAGGTATTTCTCGTACCTAGACCCAAAAGAGCAGATCTCGTGAGGGCTGCAAACAAACTCGGCATAAAGATCGGAAAATCGAACGTGCAAACGCTCAAACAAGTGATTACGCAGATAATGCACAAAAATAAGTTTCCGGAGCCCATAGTCATGCCAAAGCAGCGAATGCGAATAGCGAAAAGAAATACGATGCCGGCGATTGTGCCAAACGCCGCGCAACCGACGGAACCGAGAAACAAAAAGGTGATCATCCAACACCTCGCAAACAAAGGAAAACAAAGATTGCAAAAGTTGCTCAACGACAGAAAATTGCAAAATTCACTCAGAAAGAAAGAACTCAATGCGCTCCTCGCAAAAAATAAAATGGTGAAGGGATCCGACGTTCTCAATGCACTTCTCAAAAACAAAACAAAAGAAGAAAAAGAAAATACGATTAGAAATCTTCTGGCGGGGAGGAGAAACAGAGCCGTCAACATGGCGAACCTATTGAGACCAAGAGTAAACACACAAAACAAAGGAATCGTTACGAACGTTCTGGCGGAAATGAGAACAAACAACGTGCCCAAACCAAAGGGAATCACAAGAAATGCAGGGGCATCTACAAACAACGTGCCCAAACCAAAGGGAATCACAAGAAATGTAGGAGTATCCACAAACAACAGAAATACGAGAAATGTAGGAGTATCTACAAACAACATAAATACGAGAAATGTAGGAGTACCTACAAACAACAACGCACAATCGTCCACAAGAACACTGCCACCGCGAAGGGTGAAGAGAGAATTACCACAGGCAACAAATAAACCACCCATGCCCCAACGGAGAAGAACATTACCACCACGGATCAATCCCGGTACAAATCGTGTTGTACCGGTCAATGCCACCGCGTCAGAAGAAATAAATCTCCCATCACCTCCCACAGGTCTTCCTACAGGTTCTCCTACAAGCAACCAGATACCCAAAACCCCCGAGACAGAAGAAATAAATCTCCCATCACCTCCCACAGGTCTTCCCGAACCCACCGCGCCCGGCAACACCGTCACCCCCAACACTCGCAACAACACCGTCACCCCCACCACTCGCAACAACACAGTCACCCCCAACACTCCCAACAACGGCAACACCCTCGGTAATACGCTTCAAAATAGAATCAATAGAATGAAAATGCGCGAAAGAATAGGTGGACCGGGAATAAACAATCAGAGGGCAAGAATAGGTGAACCGGGAATAAACAATCAAAGGGCAAGACTGGTAGGATAAAATATTATATTCCAATATATTAATGGTGAATACAGAATATATAGCTCTTGCGAAAAATTTAAGCAAAGAGCTTAATAACATACAAACAGCATATGAGAGCGACAGGGATCTGGCAAAGGCGTTAAATAAGGTTAATGCCGTAAGCAAAAGAATTAACAATGAAGCCAGTAAAGCCCAAGAGAACAATGTTTTAAAAGCTTATAAACTGGCTAATATTAATGCCAACGGTAAAGTTAAATACCCAATTACTAGTTGGAATAGATTAAAAAAGGGTAAATCTAAAAATCAATTTGCCCAAACCATCGCCAGCGCCAACAATACCGGTACCCAAACCAATACTAACAAGACCCCCAATGGCATCAATGCCAGTACCCAAACCCCCAAAGGCAAAAATGGTAACAATACTAACAATACCCCCAATGGTAACAAAGGTAAAAATGCCGGTACCCAAACCCCCAATGGTAACAAAGGTAAAAATGCCGATACCCAAACCAATGCTAACAAGACCCCCAATGCTAACAAGACCCCCAATGCTAGCAATACCCCCAAAGGCACTAATATTGCCAAACAAGTTGCCATCGTTTCAAAACCACTTCAAACTGCAGTGCAAGAAGTTAAGTCTATAAAACCTAGTGTTCAAAGCCTTCGAGAAAAATTAAGTAAACAAAAGAAAAAGGTATCGGAAATTCTCAAGTTAGCAGGTCCCAATAATAATGGAAAAAGAACTGAAGAAATGAATAAACTTGAAGCCCTTATGAAACAATTGAGACAAGCTAAACAAATGGGTAATAACGTTAAACCTAACTCCGGTAACAATAAAATTAGCAATAATCAGCCACTCAGAATTACATCTACCAATAACGCTGCTAAAAATAAATTAGCCGCCAACTTAGGAATTAACATTGAAACTCTTAGTAAACTCACGAATACTATAAAAAACAACACTTCTAAGGGTAATATTACCACTAAAGCTATCTTGAACTACATTGTAGAAGCAAGAAAGACTAACGGACGCCGTAATGTTTATTCACTTAACAACAATGACAAAATCAAACAAACGGTTCAGAGAGCTATTAGCAATAAGATTAAGGTTAATGAAAGGAATGCCAAAAGACAAAATAAGAGTAACAATAATAATTATGGAAGTCTCAACGAAAGGTTATTAGCCGCCAATTTAGGAATTAACATTCAAACTCTTAATAAACTCACGAATATTATAAAAAAGAATAATTCTAAGCGTAATATTACAACTAAAGATATCTTGAACTACATTGTAGAAGCAAGATAG